AGCATCACTAGCGCCAGTACCACCGTTTGCAACTGGGATTTGACCAGAAATTGAAATTTGGTTGCTAACAATTTCAATGTTTGTTCCAGCCGTGTATTCGTTAGCGGCTGAGAACTGGGTCCAAGTTGATGCAGGGTCTGTGTAGGAAGTGACAATCCAACCAGTTGCTGCGTTATCTCCGCTTGTTACAAGAACATACGACCCAACACGAAGGTCTGTGTCATCCGCAAGTGTTGAAAGTGTAAACACACCTGATGCAGATACAGCATCATAAACGTAAATTCCGTTTTCTTCTGGGTCAACTTGATTCTTGATAAGTACACGACCACCGTCTGGAATAGAGATACCAAAAGCATCTTCCATTGTGAACATATTGAGTGAACCAATGGAAACACTTGCAGAGGTTGCTGCATATACGGACTCAATTACGTCAAGACCTTGGGCAACACCGTCTACATAACCCTTGGTCGCAATTTCACGTTCTGGGTGTGCGGATGAAGAGTCGTTACCCCAACCGATGTACGCCTTACCAGTACCACCATCGTCAGACCCTGGGTACAGGATGATGTCTCCACCCGTTGAACGGATAGAAATGTCATCTGTGGCTACAAAGCGAGTAGTTCCTGTGTACGCTTGCTCAATAGAAAGATATTCAGCATCACCAAAAGTAGCGTCTTTAAATGAAGTCTTACCATAAACTGTTGCGTCAGCAATGGTTTTATTGGTCAGGTCTTGGGTGTTGCCAGCAGTGGTAATTTCACGCTCTGGGTGGGCTGATGCGGAATCGTCACCCCAATGCACGTATGCTTTACCAGTCCCACCATCATCACTACCTGGGTAGAGGATAATGTCTCCGTCTACCGAACGAAGGGAAAGGTCGTCTTGAGAAACTACCCGTGCAGTACCTGTGTATGACTGCTCAATTGACAGGTATTCAACACTTGCACCTACCCCACCTTTAAATGATGTAGTACCAATAACAGAAACATCGTCTACGGTTTTATTAGTAAGTGTTTGTGAGTTCCCAGCAGTAGTGATTTCGTTTTCAAGACCAGCAACACCACCAGCACGACCAGAAGCAGCGTTGCCCCAACCTACGAATGCTTTACCAGTAGCACCGTTTTCTTCTCCAGGGTAGAGAATAATGTCACCATGTGTAGAACGAATAGCAAAGTCGTCAGTTGTAACAATGCGGAATACACCAGCACCGTTGCTGGCTTCAGTTTGTGCTTTATGCGTTCCGTCAGCAGCATAAAAATTAACACGTGCGTTATAACCATCAACATCAAAAATAGCGTCATTATCTGCGTTTTTAACAGTAAGAGTTCCGTCTGTTGCACTAGCACCTGTAATTGGTGGATTACCTCCACCAATAGTCAAGGCTGTGTCAATGTTTACGCTGTCAGCAAGATGCAATTCCTGTTCAACAACAGAGAAGTTGGCATCAACTGATTCAATATAATTAGAACCGTCTGCTGAGTTGAGGTAGTCAATCCAGTCACTACCAGTCCATTGTCGTAGCGAGTTCGTGACGGTACTAAAGTAAATTTGACCCTGTGTTGGATTGAGTGGGTCCTGACCTAGGGCTTGAATCGCAGCATTCTGCAATTCGTTCTTGTTCAGGTTAATGTTTGTTAAAAAATGACGGGACATACTAAATCCTTACGATAAGACCGCTTGACCAGAAACGGCGGATGAAAACTCTATGTATAGGGCATTTATACTTGTATGTACGACATTTCCTTCTACAGTATTGCCAGCGCTGTCAAAGACAGTCACGTTTGGCAAAAAGCGCAAATTGTGGGTGATGATCCAAGTTGTAGACGATGAATTCTGGTTATGCTTATATGATACTAAAGGAACAATCTGTGCGGCGGTTACCCCACCACGATTGTCCTGAATCTTTACAACATCACTACCAGGCTCATCAACTGATGAAACTGTCTTTGTCTTGGTAACAGTGACAACTCCGTTAGATTTTTGGTTGACGGTTACAGTCCCTTTTGCCATTATTAACCTACTGGAGGTGTTGAAATGGCGGCATCTACAACAACTGTGCCAGAAGCAAGACAATCCCAATCTCCACCTGTATCTTGTACAAACAGGTCAAAATTGTGACTTCCTGCTGGAATGCTGTTTGCATCGGAGATATGGAGTTCCAAGGTAGCATCTTCAATTGGGGCAAGATACCCACGCTTTTCTGGGTCTAAATCTAGAATGGTAGCCTCATTTGGTGTTTCGGCAAACCAAGCAAGGTCTAAGACAAGAGTTCCGTCAGCGCTCTTAGCCTGCATATAGGCATTTTGAACCTCAATAAGGTTTCCGTCAGCATCGTTCCAAGTAAAGGTACGGCGGAAGTCCGTGCGTTGCTTGAAGCGGATTTCCATTGCTTGGGCCTCATCTCTCTCAGTTACTGTGCTGTTTGCTTCTACCGCAATAACGCCATTACTAACTTTGTAGTAAATATCGTCAAACTGGGCTAGAACATCATACTCTAAGTCTCCAATGGGCAATTCAGCAGTGTCATCTTCACTGAGATATAGCAAAATCTCACCAGAACCAGTTACGGTTGCTGTAATGTCCTTTTTTGTATTAGTCCCAGTTTGTACTTGGGCTTTAACATCAGTAGGAACCATTAAACGATGACGTTGCTTAGTTTTAACTACAATGATGCGCTTAAGAGGAATGCCTTGAGTGGCAGTGTAATTGACTGTACGAGCGCCCATTCACATAGTTTACTACAGGTCTTGAGGCAACCTGTACGGCAAAATGTCGTTCATGCGAGACAATGCCGAGTCAAATTCTTCCTCTGTGCTGAAGACACGAATGACATGCATGCAAGGGTCTCCGCCCTCTTCCATCTCGTTCTCTTCTTCCTCAGTGGAAGGTACACCATCGTGCATGTAGCAGACTGGGTACATTGCCCATTTGCGGTCAACCCCGTAGGCCAACCATGTGTCAAAATCCATCTCTTCTTTTGCCATGTTTTTTCCTTACTTTGAAACTATTACGGATACTTGGTATTCCCCGTATTCAGGCTGTTTTATGTTGGAAACAACTACAGAACTGAATCCTTGGTTGTGTGCGAGTATAACAGCCTGTTGCTTTGCGTCAAGCATCGTAGGTGTATGAAATGTGTAAGTAATTAGCATAAGTCAATCGTACCTTAGTAATCGTACTTAGAGAACTTTTTTATCTTCTTTTTGTCCCTACGGTCGTGGGAATCTTTACGGTTGCTCTTTCGGAAGTGCAAATCTTCGTAATGTCCTTCTTCCCCGTATTCTTCGTCAAACTGAGAACTAAGGCTCTTTTTATCCTCCATTGGAGTAAAAGCCTCTTCCTACGAGATTAACGGCTGGGGAGAAGTAAACAGGGCGTAACTTCTCGTTGCAGTCTGGACACGTAATTGTTTTCTGTTCATCGTAGATGCTACGGGTTTCCTCGTGCCGATGATCGTTTTCACATTTATAAGCATATGTTGGCATATTTGAATGTTAGCGTATCTCGTGCTCTACGGGTAGTTCCCTGCTCATGTCAGTGTCATACGCATACGCAAGGCGGTGATGACCTTCAGTAATCAAAGTTTTTGTTTGGTCTGGGTGCATCTTTTTCTTTTTAAAATTGCTAGTATATTTTTTATAATGAGTTAAAGTTATAGGTTCATTAATCCCATTTTCTGATAAGTCTTCTTCTAGGTTGCGATACTTTGGATTTGCGTAATCTTGATCTGCATAATACTCATTATCGTAAACGTCATCTAGTTTTGAGTTGTATGAATGGGTATCTGCAAATGGCCCATGTTCTCTTTTAATATCTTCGTCTTCACCAAAGCCAGCGTTAGAGATAGCGTCTTGTGATGAATATTCGGCTAATTTATGGGCAGGCATGAACATTTGTAGTTGTTCTCCATGAAGGTGCTGTTTACCCATAACTAGACATTGTATATTCAATTGGCACTTCATATTCTGGATCTATATGGTTTGCTGAAACAATTCTGTGATTTCCATCCCAAATCTGATGTTCTCCAGAAGCACCCCAACCAACTCGTACAGGGTCACTTATTCCATGTTTTTTAATACTTGAAAACAAAGTAAACCTACTATCGTTAGACGTAGCACGGGCATCACGCATACTTCCCGTTTTTGCTTCCATTAACTTTTCTCTATGGGTATCATCGTCATCGCCTAAGCGTAAACGGTTACCTTCTTGATCAAACCGTGTGTCACCAGAGCGCATAGACATAAGCCTGTGAGCAGGCATAAACATCTCTAACTGTTCGCCTTGAAGGTGTTCCTTAGCCATTATTCAGGAAAACCTTTCATCCCACGCCTTTTCATTGAATCAGCCCACGCTTCCCCATCATCTGTTTCGTTGTACGCACGTTGTGGGTAAGGTATTCTCTGGTCAGATGCATCAGACACTCTTGTTGCATGCTTTACCATTTCGGTAGCAATACCCTTTCGTTGGTGCGCTGGATCAACATCAATTTGAAATATAGGACCATCTATGTGGTAAAGCATTTGTCCAACAACTTCTTTAGTAGGTTTGTGGACTGCATGCACAGAATGGTCATACAATGTATGACCTTCTTCTAATTCATCACTAAAGTAATCACCATCTAACCATTCCCTTTTAGGACCAGTAGGGCGAGGCATAAATCAAGTATAGATGGTTAGTCAAGTTCTCTCATTGTTCTGCGCCCAAAGTCAGTAATGGTGCAAACCCGTGCAGGGCGATTACGGCTAGACATCTTTTCCCCAACTTTCTGCACATACCCAGATTTAACCAACGATGTAATAACTCTCCACGGGCTGGATATATCTAGACCTGGAAACATTTGTTTAGCAATTTCATACAGGTCTTCGTCTAGTTTTGGTCTTTCCATCTGAAAACGGTACGCTTCTAGCAGTTTCCACGGAGCAGTATCCTTTTCAATCGTTAGAAACGGCTCTTGATCGGCATGCTTTTTTGCGTTGAAATGGTGTTGGCAATTTGGACAAGTTGTGTTCATTCCCTCAGTATATACTTGGAAGATGCCAGCCCAAAACAACCTCAACGGACAGCAGTTCCCCCTTGAACCAGGAACGTGGGTTGATGGTGAGCCTGTATCACTAAGTGAAATCCATCAAGCAGCAGGTTTTACCAAGCGTGATCCTGCATACCTTTTAGAGAAGCATAAAGCCAAACAAGCAAAGAAGAAGGCTAAGTAATGGGTAAAATCGTCTACCACGGCACACATAGTGAGCACCCACCCCATGTCTATGGGGAAACTTTCCACGCTGGAACCATTGATGCAGCCTATGACCGTTTAGCCGATGAATCAATGAACGGAATGATGGAAGAGCCTACCCAGAGGATTCATAAGTATGAAATCTCTGATAATGCTCCAACTTCTCGCCGCACCTGGTTTGACCCAATGGGCGGTTGGGAAGAAGATTATAATAACGAGCCAATTGTTCCTGAATATAGTCAAAAACGAATCTATCCGTATAAAAACGAACGTGAGGACAGAGGGTCAACTTCTTACGTTATTCCTTCTAACTTTGTAGGAAACCATGTAAAGCACCTTGGAATACAGTTTCAACACTTCACTAGTGGTGGAGACAAGGGGCATGAAACGGCTGTAGACGCTATGTCCACTATGGTTGGTGGCAGACCAGTGAACTGGGCTTGGTAATGGCTGCTCACGAACACACCAGTAATGACCAGTTTGCAGAAGCGTTAGATATTGTTAAACGCAGTAAGGGTGTGATTGAGGGTGATGACGCTCGCAAAGTATTCAAAGCAACAAACATTCGTTCATGGCCTTTAGAAGAAATGCCTACTAGTGGTGGTCGTGATTATGGGTTAGAAAGTGAAGGGTCAGTATCATCTAGAGAAACACTCAATACGGCACAAGATTATCTTGACGGTCCTACAGTTCAACAATATATGTCAAAAGGTGCTCCTGAAATAGACCCACACTACCCTGATAGGAAATACCTTCCAGAAGTCTATGAGACTGTCAGAGGGTCTAAATGGATTGACGAAGGGCATCACCGCATAGTGGCATCTCGTCTTCGTGGGGATTCCCATACAGATGTTTACGAAGGGTATTTAGGATAATGGCTGCACATGAGAACATGTCACACGAGCAATTCTTTCACCATATGGTGGATGTTCTAGGACCAGAATCAGATCAGGACAACCCAAATGGGTATGAATGGGGTAAAGTACCTCCTCATGTGTTTCGTTCTATGAGCGAAGATGAATACCAAACAGGGATGAAGCGAGGGTATTTTCAGTCTGACCAGCGAAACAACTGGAGACAGCAAATGCAAAAAGAAGGTAGACCAAATTGGCAAGAAGAACCTATAGAAGGCACGGTTGCAGCAGTAACAGCGTATACGGGGTACTTACCAGAGGATAAACCTGGGCGAGTCGTTAAATTTGATACATCAAAGCATGAAGGGTGGGAAGTACACCCCCACGTACCTGAAGGGGACTACATCCGTACTATGGGGCGTATCCCTGCGGATTCAATAGTAGCAACCACTAAACCTGTAATTATGCGGGGTTAAGGAGACAGAGTAATGGCTGCACATGAGTCTATAAATCCCTGGGTACTTCGTCAATTAGCAACCCGATATGAGAAAAAGAATGTTGCTATCAACTGGGATAATCCAAACCGCAACGATCCTAAGTCAAATCCTGATTTTAATGATGAATCTGGCGTATGTTACGAATGTTCTGAGGATTTCGTGGAACGCAGCCACCTGGGTCACACAGGACTTAATCCAAAGCACGTTAAGCAAGTATCGCTAAACAATGATGCTCGTGGGATAGGACATTCGGCTGTAGAGGTAGGAACTACACATGGCCCATATGTAGTGGATTTTACGTACAGGCAATACAACAATAAGGCTAAATCAGCCGTTGTTTTGCCGAAAAGGGGATATATACGCAAAATAGAAAAAGACAACCCTGAAAACACTACTGAAGCAACAACATACAACAAAATAGGTATTGAAAAGCCTAGTATGGAAACTATACAAAACAACCCAGAAAACTGGAAACCACAGCAAACACCACCCGAAATGCGACCAAGTAGGAAGAAGTAATCGCCCTTTACACGGCAAATTTTTTACTTAGCGTATAATTAACCAATGGCTGCACATGAAAATATCAGTGAGTATCAGTTCCGATACCGCCCAATCAAAGATTCTGGTCCATACATTCCCGAATATAGCCATGAGGTACAGGCTATACACAAGCCAACAGGTGAGCAAGTTGGGTTCACATCCTGGAACCAAAGCGGCAAATTATGGGAAATCGTTGTAAAAGAACCACATCAACGTAAGGGAGTAGCCACTGGAATGTGGAATCATGCTCAAAATGTGGCTGATGCTGCTGCTGGTAAAGGTGTAAACAAGCGTATTCCTTCAGTGAGACACTCCCAATACCGCACTGCGGCTGGAGATGCTTGGGCGAAGTCCACTGGTGATGAAGTACCCCCTAATAGGTATCTACCAATGGAAGATTCGGAGAGATAATGGCTGCACATGAGAGTTTAAGCGACTACCAATTTAGGTTTGAAAAGGGTAACCCCAGGTCACCAATTGGGAAAGAAACTAGGCACAAAGTGGTTGCTGAAACCGATGATGGTGACTACGTAGGAAACTTGGAGTGGTACTCAAGAGGTAATAACCACATATCTCACATTGAAGTAGAGCCAAACCACCGTAGACAGGGCGTAGCCACAGGAATGTTTGATTATGCACATGAGGTGGCTAAAACTACACGTGGTGTACAACCACCTAAGCACTCACCCGATAGAACCAATGATGGCGATGCTTGGGCGAAAAGTACGGGAAAACGAGTACCTAAGCGTCTACATGAGTCCTATTACGATGAAGAAGAACAGTGCAACAGCGATATTAACGAATAACCTATACTTGGGTCAACTAGCACTAAATTTAGAGCGAAATTTAGGTCTACTTAGTCGTCAAAACCTGGGTGAGGTTCTGACAATGGGCTATGGACTACCCACGCTGGCAAACTCTTTTTACCGATTGACCTAGCGGCTGCGATACGGTGGTGACCATCAGCGATTTCATATCCACCTGCTCGTTTAACAAGTAACACAGGGGGAACAGACGCTGGATTATTCTTGTATCCACTTGCTGCTGATTTTGTTCTGGTGTCGTAATCATTAAATGTTGAGCGAATAGGTTCAGGGGCAGGTAAATCACTAACTAAGACACGACCACGGCTTACTGGCAAACTATCAGGATTCCAAATGGAGTCAGCGTCTGGGTCACCCAGTGTCCCATGAGCCAAGGTATTTACTACACCAGAGAAGTCTTCTCCATGCCTCTTCTCCAGTTTAGGCATAAGATCACCGAATTGAAGTGGAGATAAGGACATGAATACAGTATAGGTCTATTTGGGGCGAAAACGTGTGTGTACCCCCAATTTTTTTGGGGTGGGTCTATCTAGTGGGTGGGTGCTTATTGGCTAGTGGCCCCTCGCCCCCCTCTCAACCCTCACTTGAGACTTAAGGGTGGGGGGGTATCCCTCTACCTCTACTAGAGGGTTAGACATACAGCCATACTCTATACCTCTACTATAGGGTTACACAGTATGCTGCCGAAGTGGTTTAGGGTTATGGCAAACCCTTATGGGCATTGGGTTTGGGCATGGTTGAGGGTTTGTATCGCCCTGTTCACTGGCTCATGGCATATCGATACCCCAGAGTGCCGCATTGCTGGAGTGATTACAGGCTCTGGGAGCGTCTAGGAGCGTTTACCCACGTATCGATCCACATCCAGCGTCTACCACGCTCTACGGGGCTTACAGGGGCTTCTCACGCCCTGTATTTGGGTCTATGGAATGGGCGTGAATCGGTATCGGGGACTAGGTGGAGATTTACCCTCACTTCTCCACGTGGACTCATTGGTATTGGCTCACCAGACACGCTGTAATCGCTTCTCACGCCGCTTCTGGGATATTCCAGACATCGACACCCCACGTGCTCGTAGACGCTCCTACGTGCTCCACGTGTATTCCCTTCTGTTCCCTCTGTGTGAGTGATGAGTGAATACATCGGGCGATTTACAGGCCACCGAAAAGACCCCAGTTTCATTGGGCAATTTGTAGTGCTGCTTTACTCCCAATTTCAGCTCGGAATGGTAAATCCGGCACAGTTCCATTCTCAATCAATCCCAATTTCATTGATGAATTGCCTGCACCCAACACCCATGCCGACTCATTCCATCCTCTTAGACGGCTTCTCAATGCGTGGTTTTTTCAATGAATGCTGGTTTTTTGGGGATTCGGGCGAAATGCGGCGTTCTGCACGTTTCGCACGTGGGCATAAAAAAATCCCCCAGCATTTCTGCTGAGGGATTCTTCAGGGGGTCTGATTGATCTGGGCTACTTGGTGATCATCTCCGCATCTGCCTCGTTTGCTTCCACCCACATATCGAACCCGTGATGATCCAGAAGCAGGGCTTTGGCATTGTCAATCGCTTGGTCTTCAGTCTCGGCGGACAGATGCATTGACAGCGAGAAATAGTCCCCGTGAAATTGCACCTTCCACATCGTTTCTTTTCGGGCGAGCCTCACTTGGCTTCCTTTGCGATGTTCTCAGCGATCCAGTCCTGCTTCAGCACTGCTTTGGCGAGATCATTCATCACTCCACGTAGCCCCATGTACTTCCACCACTCGTGCGGATTCTGGGTGAGCAACTCACGCTTATCATCTCGGATCATTGTGTCCATTGCATCGTGCCACTGACGTAGTGCCTTCCATGCTGATTGAATCTCCATGTCTTCAATCGCTTCGATATTGCCGCATTCACTGCATATTTCGGTGGCGTTGTCACGGCGTGAGATTGCTCCTGCATACTCACCAGCGTGTTCTCGGTTTGGAATTGGCTCGCCACAGCGAGGGCAATCCTTGATTTGATTCTGAACTGACATTGCATTCCTTCCGTGTTGGGTTGATGCTGATCAAGCGACCAGCACGACTCAATCTACGGCATGGGTGTATTGAGAAGCAACGACCAATTTTGGGCATGAAAAAACCCCAGCATTTCTGCTGGGGATTGATCACTTCTCTGGGGTGGCCTGAGATCAACCGAGGTTCTTGGCACACTCGCTTCCCACTCCACGTGCTCGTGATTCATCATCGGTGAGTGTGCGATTGCAGATGTAGCAACGTGACAGATTCTGGGCGAATTGCATTTGAGCCGCTTCCCACTCATCCCACGACATTGCAGTGACCGTATCGATCACTCGCTTTGCTTCGGTCATTGACATCACTGGTGAATTGCTCACGAGATCAGCACCAACTGCTCCACCGATTACACGCTTCAGTGTGCGAATCGCTCCTGCTTTACGCCTGCTCAATACGATGCCGTAGAAATCAAGATCGTTGTTGCCAGTGTGCGAAGGCAATGCGAAGTATGCATCAGTGTCCATCTCTGAGCATTTCTCTGCAATGAACTCCTCAATTTGCTTTGCAATAATTGATCCTGATTTTGCTGGCTCAATGCACTCACCTTTGCAATGCCACGTAGACCAACCACTACGACTCAACACGGCGAGTCCAGAGTTGTAAGCGACATCGTGACCGCACAATTCGCATGGCTTTGCATATTTGTTTGCGATGATCCGTGTCATTCCTGTGATGCCTGCACCAACGATGTGTGAGCAGTCATGTGAGAAGGTCACTTCACTTTGCGATGCAGTTGTCACTGCATTTGCTCGCTTCTCTTTCAACGTGCTGAACATTTGAGTGGCTCGTGACTTGGTGATGTTGCCGCTTTTCTCGGTGAGGTATGCACGTGCAGATTCAACATTTGGCTCAATGCCAAATATCGATGCTTGCTCCACCATGAGTGTCAGCAGGAACTTCATCTGGGCTTCTGTAATTGGTTCTTCAGTGTTGGTATTCATGTCGTGATCTCCTAATCACTTGGGGTTTGGGTTGATCTGATCGTAGCACTAGTTCGGAACTCTCCTGCCGGATTTGTTCCGTTCTCACAGCCCGTACTGGCGAAGTACAGCCATTGCGATTGACTGAGCATCATCGTTCACGAGTTCAACGGTCTTCCCGTCTAGCACCGACTCCACGACTCGGTTCTTATGCTCAATCAATGCATAGATTCGCTCATCAATCGTGGTCGCTCCATCAATGCCAGCGAGCATGATCGTGCTCACTGTTTCTCTGGTCTGACCGTTACGGCTCACACGTGCTTCCAGTTGTGTCAGATCAGTTGAAGACCAAGGCAATTCAGCACTGATGTGAATACGGCCTGACGTGAGTGTCAGACCCACAGATGCGGCAACCACGTTGCCCACGAGTACACGTGCTTCACCACTCTGGAATGCATCAACCGATTTCATTTTTTCGACATCGCTCATTCCACCAGCAATGCGAACTGGTGATGAGTTAGCGAATGCAGTCATGTATGCATTCATCACGTCAGTGTGTGACGTGCTGATGAACACCTGCTCGCCTGCTTCAATGAGTTCACGTGCATACGTGGTGACTGCATCAATTTTTCCACGACCAACTATTGCTCGTAATTCGTTCAAGCGAATCAATGCTTCTGCTTTCCACACGTTCTCTGCTTTTTTCTCACCTTTGGTGATCTTGATCCACTCGTAGAGATTGTCCTCTGCTCGCTCGTACTGCTCTGCACGTGCAGAGTCCATCTCAACAGCGAGAACTGTTCTTCCGTGATTCGGCAACGTGAGCACTTCATCACGCCTCATTCGGAGCATGAATGAATCGCACAGCACTTGATTGAGTTCCTTCAAGTTCTGTGATCCACGTGTACCGAAATCATCGATACGTGGTGCATAACGTGCCAAGAATCCACGCTCACCTTGTGGGAATGTTGATTGACGATCAAGCATTCTGATGATCGGAATGAGATCAGTCGGGCGAGCAATAAGCGGCGTTCCCGACATTGCAATGCGAATACCAGACATTGGGATGCTCGTGGCAAGGCGAAGAATTGCAGTGGAGCGTTGTGCTCGCTTGTCCTTGATTCTCTGGCATTCATCAACAATTATTCCGTTGATGTTTCCGATCAAAAGCGGCAACCAGCCCTTCACCTGTGTATCACCGCACAGCAGTACATCGGCTTGTGGCAACTGCAATTTCATCTTCACTGGCATTGTTCCTTCAAGCGTTTGCACGTTCAACGATGGAGCGAAACGTGCGAACTCACGTGAGAATTGCAATCGCATTGATGGTGGACACACAACCAAAATTGGACTCATGCCTGCATCAACTGCTGACAAGCAAATTGAAATTGCAGTTGCGGTCTTACCAGTTCCCATGTCAAGTGCCAACAATGCAGTGTTGCGCTTGTCTTTGCGATTGATCACAAACTCAACTGCTTTCACTTGGTGATCCATCAATGGAATTGCAGTTGGGATATATCGATACTGAACAGGCTCAACTTCGTTGAACAGATTCAGAATTGCTGAGTTGGCTTGGGCTTGTGTGGTCATGATTTTCTCCTTTGTTGGGTTCTGGCATCTTAGCCACGTCAATGCCCAATTCCACTGATGGTTCAATGCAAAAAAACGTGGGGCTGGAGTCCTGCAATGTGGGGGACATTACAGACTTTTCCAGCCCCACGTTTCGTGGGGTGAACCAGATGCGGCTATGCCGTGATTAGTTCAAGTTTCTGCATCACCAACTTGTCGTAGTCTGACTGCTGATTGGTGAGCAACTTGGTGTAGTTGCGGTTGTAGCGGTTCTTATCAGAGCCACTGAAGTGCTGGTTGAACGTGGTGGTTGCCTGCACAACACCAAGTGCTGTGTTCTTCCAAGGCATTACACGTGGGTCTGTTCGCCACAAACCATTCAACAGATCACGCTTTGGATTCTGCTTGCCAGCCGAACGTGTGTCCTGTGCATCAATGGTCTTGGTGACTTTGTTTCCGTTTGGATCAACGAACGTCACTTCCTGCAATGAGATTGGGAACAAGTCCTTCACCAGTGCATCAAATTGATCATCGGTGACTTTCCATGCGGTCAAGCGATCCAGTTCACGCATCATCTCATCGCCCATTGAGTACACAATGTCCAATGCTTGACGAATTGATTCAAGACCCTGCACCTGATTTCCCTTGTGGCGAATCTTCACGGTGTTGCTGTTCTCTGCCATTGCAATCGTGAGCGTGTTATCGCACACAACAGCCTGTGCAACTCGCTTGAAGTTCATTGACGTGTATCCGTCATGTGACGTTGTGCCGATCAATGTTGGGCGAATTGCGAACCCGTCTTGCGTGGTCAAGTTCTCTGGAACTGAGATTTGCACCCAAGCCTTTGCACCCTTCTGAAGCAGTCCTGCTGAGTCAATTCCCAAGTCTTTGGAATCAAGAATGTTTGACAAGTTGTCAAGCAATGCGGCATCAAACTGGTGGATTGTGTATCGATCAGACACAACACCAAACACATCGCCAGTTTCGCTGTGTGTGATTGCTTGCTTGCCCTCAATGATCTTGAATGAACCATCAGCGTTCATTGCGTAAACAGGCTTGCTCACTGCTTCAAAATTGAAAAGTCGGCGTTTTACATCTTCTACAGGAACAAATCCATCGTAATGGTTTGGCTCATCGCCTTGATCTTCCTGTCTCCAGTGCCAAGCCATTCCACGCTTTAGTTTGTTCCCGATTAGGGTCATGCGGTTTAGCCAACCGCTCGTTTCTTTTGACATGATATTGCTTCTTTCTCCGCACGTTGGCGGTCTTTGGGTTTAGGACATTGATTCAATCAGACGTGGGACTAAAAAGCAACGCACTCCCACGTTATTTTTTCAGCCTTATTTCGTAAGGGCGTGAGGGTGGCCGCATAAATGAAAAAGCACCAGCATTTCTGCTGGTGCTCTCCATTCCCTGATTGGGGCGGATCGTCTGATCATTGCGGAGGCTTTGATCAAACTCCCAATCAGAAACCCTTATCGATTTTGGTACGTGGGCAAAGCATCTTCCAACGTGCGCTCGTACTCACCATTCCCTGCCGAGAATCCTTCTGGGCGAGCAATGACTGTCCACACAACGAATGGTGTGTAGTTGTTGTCTGGAAGAAAGCACAACGCTTTCCATGATGCGTACGTTTCACCAACAACACGTTCTCCTCGCCTTTCGCATTCAATGACAACTCCACCAGTTGTACCGATGATGTCACCACGCTTCAGCACGTTGTACGTGTTGTCACGTGGTGGTGTTGTGTCCATGATCTGGTCGATGATTTCTTTGTATGCCTGAAATTGCTTGTCCATGTTTTTCTCCTGTTCAGATTCCTGAGAGCACGTCTGAAGTCTTTACCTTCAACGCACTGCAAAGACGAATGAGTGTTGAAAGATTCGGTGAGAAGTGTCCGTTTTCAATTCGGTTCACTGTCTTGCGATCAATCCCTGCTTTCTGAGCCAGTTTGTCTTGTGACAATTCTCGCTCTATGCGAAGGTCGTAGAGTCGTGAACTCACCTTCTGTTCTTTCTTCTGGGTATTCATTTTTCTCTCCTTGTTTGGTTATGGGATAGTCAGGGTATCTGCTGGTTGGGGACATTGCAACTATTCCCACAGAAGATAAATAATCAATGCTGTGTAGAAGATGCACCAGCCCACTGTGGAGTAATTGATCATCTCCATCCCTTGTCACGGTAGTAAAGCGGCGTGTTTGCATCCCACAGTTCCTTCAGCGTTTTCTGTGAGTTCTGGTAACGGATTGATTGTTGTCGGACTGTGTTGAAAACCATGTGTGCAAACGCTGGTGATTCAAGCAAAGACATTACAAGGTTTCTAAAGTTTTCAGGTTCAAGCATTTCAACTTGTGCTTCAAGCGCATCAATTCTGTTGCAGATGTTGTTCAACCATTCAGGTGCTTCTGGAACAATTTCTTCATCGTGTGATGATGAATCCTGATATCGAAATGCATTGCCAATTTCTAAACGATCAACGTATGTTTTGTCAGAGTTCAACGTGAAAAAAACGATGTCATTGGTATCAACGTAGCCACGTACGTTTCCGCATTTTGGAATACGAACCAACGTGGCATCATCGCCACAGTCGTTATCAAGCACGTAAGCACCTTCCAACATTTCTGTTGGTATCCAAACTGGTTCATCATCAATAACAACCCTTACACGAGGATCTTGTTTGATGTATAGACGATCATGTGGTGCGTAACCGTCTGCGACATTCCAATCTTTTTCGTTCATGTCACTCACCATCCTCATCACACTCGCACTCATCCATTGTCACGCCGCATTCCATGCATTCTTCTTCAACTTCCCATTCCACACCTTGTGGAATGACTGCTTTGAATCCAGCATTTGGGTCTTCGTTGTTTGTTTCAACACTCTGAACAAAACGTAGTGAGCATGAATCTCCCCACCAGCGTTGAATCATCTTCAGCATCTCTTGTGTTGATCCAACAAAATTGCATGAAGTCGTGTCTTCTTCTTCTTTGTAGTTCTTTCTGAACCACTGTTCTTGTTCTTCATCCATTGCCAAATAAATCTTGTGGCAACCATCCCACGCAATTAGATGTGCGTACTGGAGAGCGTCTTCGACATCTTCCCAATACTCATCCATTGTCTGTTCCATTTTTGATTTCATTGCTGTTTCTCCTTGTTTGGGTATTTGAACTCATCTGATGGACTTGGAACACTATCAACAAACTCTGGCATCCACCACTCGTGGTATGAACGATGTTTGTTTGGGTTGCGTAATGGGAACATTGCAAAGTTTCCATGAGACTCAATACTACTGACGATGAAGTCAAATGCTTCTCCACCATCGGCAAATGGGCCGTAGAACTTCCCAAGCACGTTGTCGGGAAGTTGCAACATCACAATGCATTCCATCGGGCAATCTTCAAGTGCTTTATTGCGACTTGTCTCACGATTCTGCATATTGAACTCTGGCTCACCAAGAAGAAGGAAATCTCCACCATTGTTTTCATCAAACAACGTGTGGAACTCCTCTCGTGATGAGTAAAAGAAAATCATTTCATCTGGTATTCCAGTGAGCGAGCATCGGTCATTGTTTTCATCGTATTCACCAAATGAAACGTATGCACTTTTGTAATTTTGTATTCCTGCTTCAAGATCATCAAAGTATGTGTACGCAACCCACGCACCTGATGCTCCGATTGGAACGATTAGATCGTTCATGTTTAGTTTCCTTCCCTCTGTGAATAGATGATTTCCATTTCTTCACTCATTGCTCGTGTGAATGTAGTCCACATATGATCGCTGTTCAAGCAACCTGCAAACCATTGCAGTTTTTCTTCACCTGATTTACCTTGCACAATTTTTGTGAAGTACTTGGCTTTTGCGGCATCATCAGATTCTGGATCGTCAATAGCCATTGGAAAATAGAACTCGATATTTTCTTCAAGTTCTTGACGAATTGCATTTGGACTAAATGCGATGCAATTTGAGTAATTCAAATCTCCGTAACCGCACCCATCAAGCATTGGTCGCAATTCTTTGCCCATTTGATCTGCAAGTTCAAGGACATCACCATCTCCACCTTCAAAGATTTCTTCTTGATCTTGCTCCGAGAGTTCATCTGTATCAACAATGACACAATGCTCCACGTACAGGATTGTTCCTGATTGTTGGCAAATGATTATCTTTGACATTAGTTTCCCATCCATTTCTCTACTTCTGTAGCGACTTCTTTGATTTCTTTCGATATTTGGTCTAAGCGACTTAGTAAATACATTTTCAGGTCATTATCAACAATGACTTCTTTTTCTTCTCCCACTTCTGCTCCTTTGTTGTTGGGATTCTTATTGAATCAGATTGGAACACACATTGCAACCTTTTTCCATAGAAATGCGAAAGTCCCCAGATGCCCCTTACAGAAAAGGCATTATCTGGGGACTCAATCCGCACCGAAACCCAAATCAGTGCGGCATTACCTCTGCTATTACTCAGAGGCTCGCTGGTCACCTACTGAACGAAAGGAGAAACGGTAGGTGACCAATCTTTTACCAAAGTGCTTTTACATACTTGTGTGTTTCTTCGGCAACTTCATCTTTATGGAATGGGTCATGCATTGATGATCTAAGTGTTTCGGCAACATCTGATCTGACATTGGACAAAACATTGAAGTAAGCCTGTCCATATCTCCAATTTGGTTTGAATTGGGAGTAATACTTTTCAACACGTTCCATGAACTCTGCGTATGTGATCTTTTCTTTCATTGCATCACCATCTGCATTGCGTACTGAACTGCTTCAAATATGTCATGGCAAGCGTACAACTTAGTTTTTGATTGAACTTCAATGACATCAAACCAAGGGTTATCGAGATACTCGTATTTCTTCTTCTCATTTACCGCTTCGTCTAACTCCTCATCGTTGTTGATTCCCCATCTCTCTAAATCTTCCTCGTTCAGAATCAATGCTGATGTTGTGTACCCCGATTTCTTGTTTCGTGGAATGTCAATTCTGAGATGTCCTGACACAACAACAACTAGTGGGTTGATGTAATCATTTACCAACACCAATGTTTTGTTTGGTCTTCCGACATACCATTCCGCACCTGCTCGGTGGACATTTGGACTGATGTTCCACACAACATCGGGGACATTACAAAGATTTGTCCCA